GCGGTGCCGGACTTCTCGTTGCTCGGTTCGCCAATGGCCGCCGAAAACATGCCTAAGGTACTTTGAATGTCTGCGGCCGCCATGGCCCGCGCCTGGCTTATGGCCTGGACGGCCGGCTCGGCCACCTGCCGCTCCGGTGGGGGCACCAGCACACTGCCGCCCACCACATGCGGGTTCCACAGCAGGTAGGGCAGGCTCGCATCGTTGGCGCGGTTCCAGTACTGCTCAAAGCCGGCAATCTGCTGCGGCGTGACGCGGTACGGCGCTTTCGGCGTCAGCGCAATGGCTTCGGTCTGTGCGGAGACAAAATAGTTGTAACTGCTCTGGGCGTCCCGGCTGGGCTGGCTCATGCCCGTATGGCGCGTCTTGCCGTCGTACACCTGCACGTCACCAGGGACCCGGATCAGCGGGATGTACTGCCCCAGCCAGCGCGTCTTTTCCAGGACATGCATCCCCGTGAGCTTCGCCCAATGCACCGTGGGGAGGCGCGTCGTGCGCTCCTGCACCACCTGCGTGCCCTCAGGCATGTACTCCTTGCGCAGGACCTGGCCGGTGGGCAACTCGACAATAGCGACGTCCTCCCACACGCGGTAGAAGTACTCGGCGATCTGCACGGCGTTGTGCGTGATCCAGTGCGCGCTGTTCTCCTGATCCTGCACATGCCAGAGTTCCAGCTCTCCCGGGTCGATGCCGTACTCATGGCAGAAACGTGACCACGAGAGGGTGTCGATCACGAAGCCAAACTCCGCGTCCAGACCACAGGGGTGCTTGGCGGCGGGGTCGAGGTACACGCTAAAACGGTTCGGCACGGCGTCGATGCGGATGGTCTGGCGAAAGGAGTACGGGTCGGCGTAGGCCAGGTTCAGGCGGAAATAGCCCTCGCCGGTCGAGACGGCATGTTCGAGGGCGGTGGTGTACGCAATCAGCGCTTGCGATTCCTGTTCGGTGTTCCGAATAATGCCGGCGAGCACGTCGGCGGTTTCCTGGGAGGCCTGGCCGGACTTGGGGCGGACTCTGACGGCTTGCGGATTGGACCGCCAGGCGTTCACGACCTGGCGGACATACACACTCTGGAGGGGGATGGTGAACGCTGGCCTGGCGACTTGCCCTGGGCCATTGCGGGCAGCCAAAGCTGCCGCGCCCCATTGTTCCCCTGCCAGGAATCTCGCGGCAGCGGCTTGTTGGTCCTTATCATCCCGCGTGGCTTCGAGCGTGTTGACCCAGCGGCTTCTGGCGGTGGCCAGCAAGTCACCGTCTGCCTGCGGATCGAGGAACGTCTTGTCAGCCTCACGCAGGGCATGCGGGGTACGCGGGGTCAGGGTAGTCGTGGCCATGGGCTACCGCCCTCCCTCGGGCGCATACGGCCCATGCTGTGGCCCCTCGCTGCCGCCACACCAGCAGCAGGTACGCGGGGCTGGTAATGGCCCCTGCCATGCACTCGGAGCATGCCAACAGTGGTTGCAGCGCCACACCTGCTTCTCCATGGGCAGGCCCATGTTGAGCGCTTCATGCCAGCGGCTATCCTCGATGCTCAGGTACACGTCATCCCACATGTCGGCGGCGCGGGTGTCCATCAGTAGCTCGCCTTGCTACCGCGTTTCTTCGGCGTGGGGATGTCTGCGCCTTCGGCCCTCGCCTTGCTCAGAGCTATCGCTGTGAGCTGCTTCTCACGTTCGCCCTTCGTCTGGTTCTTGCCCAGCGTCGAGGGTGGATTAGCATGGACCTCCTTGAAGGCCTCGGCCACTTTCTTCTCGGTCTTCGTCTGTTTCTTTGCTGCCACGATCGTCCTCCTTAACCTGCCTGCCACGAGCCGCCGCCCATGAACGCGGGCGGGAGCTGGTAGTAGCGTGTCGTATCGGGCGCCTCATCCTCGCCGTAGCCCATCGCGAAGCAGCGGAGGGCGTCGGCCGCGTGCGAGGACCAGTCATGCAACGGTCGGTCAGACCATGTGCGCTTGGTCTCGCTCCACTCTCTGCGGTACGCCTTCAGGGCTTCGAGCCCCTCGTAGCACTTCTCACTGTCGAAGAGGAAGCGCGGGAACATGGTGCGCACCGCGGCGATGCCGTCGCCAATATCCCCCCGAGGGACCACGATGGCTGGCCTGAGCCCTAAGCTCTCGGCAATCGCCAGGCGGCTGCGGCCATCCGCCGAGAAGTCGCGGGCCTGCATGTCATGGGGGAAGAAGATACGTCCCAGGGTGTAGGGTTTTTCCCGAATCACCTTGGCGTACCACTCCAGGCCGTGATCGCTGGCCTCAAGGTAGTCGATCACATGCAGCATCTTGCCGACGGCCTGCACAAACCAGATGGCCGTCGCATCGCCCACCCCGATGTCAAAACTCAGGTGCACCGGCACGCTGGGCTCCCACGGCACGCGCGTGAGACGGGCCTCCGCCTGCGCCGTCTCGAGGTACGCGCCGTAGTAGGACCCCACGAGCGCGCTCTCGAAGCTGCACTGAAACTCCTGCGCGTATTGCTCCGGGGCCATGGTGGCGCGCGCACTGATGAGCTCGGCGTCGGGCAGGACCTGCGTCTCCTCCACGGTGTACAGGGCGCTGTGCCACCCCTGGTCCACCTGCGCCTGGTGGTACAGGTCGTAAAAGTGGTTCTTGCCCATCGGCGTGCCAATAAACGTCGCCCACCCTTCTCGGTCCGCCAGCGCCGGCCGGACCACCTCGCTCCAAATACGCGGGCGCATCTGGGCGTACTCGTCGAAGACGGCGCCGTCGAGGTAGAGGCCACGTAAGGCGTCCGGGTTATCGGCGCCGAAGATCTGGATACGCCGGTCGCCTACGAGGTCGACCCGCAACTCCGCCTCGTTGATCCTGGTGCCTGGCAACTGGCGCGTGAGGTGTTTGAGCAAGTCCCACGCAATCACCTTGCCCTGGCGGTAGAGGGGCGCCAGGTAGCCGTAGCGGGGGCGGGGGCGGGTATTGGCGTAGGCGTCCGCAATGAGCTGGTAGAGAGCGAGCACGGTTTTGCCGAAGCGCCGGTGACAGACCCAGACGTTAAAACGCTGGCGATGGTCATAGAGGGCGCGCTGGTGTTCCCGCAGGGGGGGGAACTGCACCTTGAGTGGACTAGAAACTGATTTGGATCGTGCGCGTCGGGCTATCGCCGTTGTCAACGTCGACGACCTCCACGGGTTTACCGAAGGCATACGAGAACAGCATTTGGACCAGAGGAGCGGGCAGGGTGCCTTCCTGCGCTTGTTTGAGGAGCTGCGCCTGGACCTGCGCGTCACCAACAATCGCCCTGGCGTAGGCCTCGCCGTCCGTGGTGCGCTTGTCGCGGATGCCCTTGGGACGGCCGGAGGGATTGCCCGATTGCCCAGGTTGAAACGCCACGGCTCTTGTTCTTCCATTGATCGGAGCAACGCTCTCCACCCCACTGATGCCGGGAGACGGGCCACCAGTGGAGCAGCGCAGTAACATTCTCGAACCCTGGGAGTGTGACAGGAAGAGTCTCTAGTATGGAGAGAAGATGCTGAGGAATAGACGCAGCTCTCCCCTCCCAAAGCAAGCACTGCATACATAGTACTTACTAGGCTAGAGAGTCTTACTGCGTACCGTGAGGGTAATTTGTCACCTCACGCGTGTCAAGCGCAAAAGTTCAGGCGTCGTCTCAGTGCGACGCAGGCATGGGGATACTCCTCTAGTGGCCGTTGCGGTGGCGCAGCATCTCGAGCACCGCGTCGAGCGTGAGTTGCACCTTGGCCGCCAGCGCGTCGTGCTGGGTCATGCGCTGGTGCATATCCTCGAGCAAACTATGCAGCAAGGCCTGCGCGCGCTGCTGGCTCCGGCTCATGGCTTCCATGCGGGTGACGTGTTCGGTGTGCAGGGCATCGTAGTGATCGAGACGCTGTTGCTGGTCCCGCAGGATACGCTCGGCCCAGGTGGCGAAGGGTTCAGGTTCCACTGGCCACCTCCTGCTGCTCACGCATGGTATCACAGGCCACCACGTCCAGGTTGAGATCAAGCGCCTGGACCAGCTTCAGCACGGTCGACCAGCGTGGATCGATGCCGCCGCGCTCGATGGCAGAGAGATGGCGGAAGGCGATGCCGGTTAATGCCTCAAGATCCGTCAGCGTGAGGTCCTTGTCAATGCGGGCTTTGCGGATTTCTTTCCCAAGGCGTGTCATTAAGTATCCTCCTTATCAAATATTCTAGCATAAAAAGGAGGATTATCACAAATATGATTTGCTTTTCCTATCTTAGCAGGAGTATACTTAATTATAGATACAGCATGGCGCTGACCCCCCGCAAAAGAGACCAGCGCCACACCAACCTCATCCCGAGAAGGACTAGGCATCATGACCGTAGCACAGACGACCACCGAATACACCGAAAAGTTACGCCAGGCGCTGCAGCGTGACACCACCCTGCGCCAGTTAGCGGCCCAGGCGACGACCCGGTACGCTGGGGAGAAAGCCCGCATTGATCGCGGGCTAGTGCTGGCCTTGAACGGTCACGTCACCCTGCACACGGACGGCACGGCGAGCGTCCAGAGCGGCACGGATGCCGAGGTCGTCTACGCCGTGAATGGGCATTGTGACTGCCCCGACGTGGCACGGGCGCCCGAGGGTCGTTGCAAGCATCTCTGGGCCAAGTGCCTGGTCAAGCGTGCCATGCAGGCCGCGCAGTACTACACCAGCACGACGGACGCACAGGGCCTGGTGCTGGGCGGCCACCGGGCGACGGCTGACACGAAGCGGGCGGAGGAAGAGGCGGCTGGCGGGTTGGTGTATGCGATCTGCCACCACAACGGCGCCCGCCACAACTAATCACCACCGGGGCCCCACGGCCCCACAAAGGAGACGACATGTGGAACACAGACGAATGCCCTGATGACCTGGCTCTACGTATACAGAACACCGCCGATGACGCCGACGCCGAGCGGGCGTACCGTGAGATGATGGACCAGGAAGCGTGTCTGGCTGAGCACGCCGCCGCCGACGAAGACGCCGAGCGGTGGTATGCCGCGCACGACGACGCTACGACCGTCGAGACCGATCTCTGCTAACACTGACCATGGGGCAGCGTGCCTGTGCCGCTCCCCCACAAGGAGACCCCATGAACCGCACCTGGCGCAGCGTCCTCCTGTGTGCCTTTGTGCTGTGGATAGGCTCTGGTGATCCACCACGCCCCTTCCGCCTCCATGCCACCTTCGCCAGCATGGATGCATGCCAGTACTACAAGCAGGCACGGTACAGGGTCGATGACCGGCACCTACTTGTATGCCTCCCAGAGCGCTTCAACCCCAACCAGTAAGGGGACCTCTATGCTCGTCCTGCACATCCTGAGCACCGTGATCCTACTGTGCCTCGCCTGGGACGTGCACCGGGGGACGAAGGAGATCATCGCCACTGCCGAAGACATCCACCGCACGACGGATGAACTCTTGCGCCGGGTGCCCCCCACGCCCTGACCACCACCCACGGGGCCACCCGGCCCCCTCCCTCAATGCTCGCCCCCCATCTGCGGGCGCAGGGACACGGGACCCGTCGGCGGAGCCTGGGCCTGCGCAGCGTCCGTCCCCATGGTGTCACGCATCGCCCGCCCCATTTCTTCCACCGTGCGCGTGAGAATTTCTTGCTGGGCGCTGGAGGGCCATAGTTCGTGCACCTTGGCCGGGAGGCGCACCATGAACATATCCCGGTACCACTCGCTGCTGGCGGCCGACGTCGGGGGCGCGGGGGTGAGCCCCAGCAGCGCATCGAGCGAGATCTTCAGAAACACCGCCAACTGGCAGGCCACGTCGAAGTTGGCCGCCACATTGCCCAGCTCAATCTGCGAAATGGTCCCATGCGTGGCATACCCGAGATACTCCGCGAGCGCCTGTTGCGTCTGAAAGCCGAGCTCCACCCGTTTCAGGCGGACGTGTGCCCCAAAGATTTTGCTCCACTGCTCCACGGTCTCTCCCTCGCGGCGTCCACGTCCGGCCATGGACTTTCTCCTTTGTGTGCATCACCGGTCCCCTGCTGCTGGCGGCTGCCTGGCATGAACGATACCGTACGTATCATCCATTATAGTACGCGGTGCCAAAAACACCACAAAAAGAGATGGTTGCATAATCCATGGGATACTCTACGTAACCTTGTTGACCATATCATGCACGTTTTATGCCATGTACATCAGTAAAATAGCGGGAAAAAAGGATTGTGTGTCCATGGTAAAGGGGGTACGATACGTGATACCCAACATATCGTACCCATAGAGCGG